TTTGGTAAATTGAACCGTCAAAGATTTTGATTCATCTGGATTTTTTTCATACCAATTATAATATTCACCCATAACTTCCTCGTATTCTTTAGATTTGAGTCTTAGATAGACAGGAGTGATAATTTTTTCAGGTAAATCTAAAACGTCTTCTTTTAGTCTCCTCAAAGTCAGACCCGAAGTTCGGTCCCTTAGTTCCTCTAAATTTGATGCACCCATGACGTTCCAAACTTTACGGGGACCAACTCTAAATTGATATCCACTACAATACCTAATAACGTAAGCCATCCAATTTTTTGCAACGGGGGAATCCACCAAACTTAATAAGTTATAATAGTCTATCGGTCTTGATGTCATTGGAGTTCCAGTTAGTAACCAAAGTCTATCAACCTTTTTTACAATATCGTTTATTAGTTTTGTTCTTTGTGCTTGAGCATTTTTGATATAGTGTGCCTCATCAACGACCACCAAATCAAAATGGGCATCAATAATTTTCGATTCATCTTTTCTTTTAGTGTCATGGAAATTTTTTATGATGTCATAGTTTATTATTACAAAATCATGTTCTGTTGAAAAGTTTTTTCCCTCGCATATATAAACTGAGCGTTTCGAGTAATTTTCAATTTCTCTTTGCCAATTTATTTTCAGTGATGCGGGACAAATTATTAAAACTTTTTTTGCTTGACATTCAAGGGATGCAATTATTGTGGATGTTGTTTTTCCCAAACCCATATCATCCGCTAAGATGTATTTTTTGTTTTCAACGAGTTTTTGTATTGCTTCTTTTTGATGCGATAGTGGTGGTCTATGAGAATATTTTTCGTAATCTATTATTACGTCTTTTACTGTATTATCTTTGATTACCGCAGCCTTTGGTAACCAAAACTCATGAAACTCTTCAGTCTCCCAAACTTTACCCCAAATATGAAAAGCTTTTTCCTTTTCACTTAATAATTTTTCAACCCAAACTTTTTGAGGTATTTCTGTATAGAGTTTATCGTCCGCTAATTTTTGTGCAAAATATGCATCCAATATAACCCATTTTTTTGCAACTTTTGGTTGTTTGTCATGATTATTGATTATGTATTCCGATTGACTTCTCGTGGGGTAAAATTTTTTATTAATTTCAGATTTTCTTTTAAGTTCTAAAATATAATTGTTTGCCCCTTCATATTGTTCTAAAAGAGTGAGTGCTTTTGATTCTAAACTTATTTCTATCGACATCAATTAACTCAATTTAATTCTACCATCGCACCAATAGTTGTCTCCACCATACCATACGAATATTTCTTCACCAGGTAGAATTTCCTTTGTTGAATAAAATTCAAATGTGTTATTATCTAAATTGGACCTCCATGCGGCGTTTGGGGTTTCGCTGTGATTGTATAAACTTGCAAAACCTAAACCAACAACCTGTTTTTCCCAATGTTCTCCTTGTGGCCAATTGAATCTATAATCCATGAGGAATGGTGATGTTTCACCCTTAACCATACCAATATCTAAAACAGGACAAATTTCAAAAATTTCCCCAAGTTGGATTTTGGATGTCGAAAAAACCCCTAACCCATGGACGGGGCTTTTAGCTACACATATCTTTGTAGGTGGTACTATCATAGTAAAACTTTTGAGGAAAATATAACCAAACTCTAAATATTTATCAATATGGCAGAAAATTTAGTTCCTATATCGAGGTTGGGTAAATTCTTTGGTGGTGAGGATTATGCGTTAGAAATTGACATGGGTCAAGAGTGGTTGGAAGGGGACATGAATTTCACGATAATACTTTATAGGATTGATAGATACAAAACAAAAACAGATGATGTTTATGGTGAGGTATTGGAAGATGGTATTCAGTATTTAGCCCCTGTTGAATTGAAAGTTTATCTTCAGGTTCTTGCTCCTACGGATAAGTTCTATGGTAACTCTAAAATTGAATTGCAAGAACCTGGTAACATGAAGTTTGGAATATATCAAAAACAACTTGATGATTTGGGTGTCGAGATTTTCATGGGTGACTATATAGGTTATTATGAGAGCGAAGATAGGGTTAGATATTATGTTGTCAGTGATGATGGGTACGTAAAGTCAGATAACAAACACACCTATGGTGGATACAAACCCTTCTATAGAAGTGTGGTTTGTACCTATGTAAGTGAAAACGAATTCAAAGGTATTTGATGAAAATTATAATTTCAGAATCTCAGTTCGATAATATTTTTTTGGGTAGTAGAGTAATGGTTTATTACAACTTACATAAACATACATTTTCTATATCACACTCAGGTAAGGTGATAATGCATGCTGATTTTGTTAAGTTGTCGGATGTTGAGTTCAGAGTTCGTCATGGTGGTCGAGAAAAAGTGAGAGATGAAAAAAGAAAAAATGTTCATGCTTTTGTTATTGGTAAATTGGAAGACTATTGCGAATTTCCTTGTGATAATGTAGTTCCGCCAAATAAGGGAATCATAGTTTCTTATGACCCTTATAAAAACGAAAGTTTTGTAATAAAAAAAACCCAAGAACCTGTTTTTAGTGCTGAAGTAGTTGAGATGGTTAATTTAAAGAATAAAATATATATTATTAAATAAAAGATGAAATTCATAATAAACTCAAAACAATATGGGTTTTTATTGGAGGGTGAAATCGCTTCGAAGAAATACGATGCAATTTTAATCGGTGGTCTAGAGCATCGAGAGGGCGATAAACCTCTTCCTGAACAAATTTCCCTTCTAGCATCTGGGTTGGGGAAATTCAACATCAAAGGTTTTCATCATAACGATTCAATAGATAAGATACTTAATTTTATGGAACAAAATCCTAAAAAACCGATATATCTTTTTAGTGCAGGTTGTGTTCATTCAAAAGACATTTCGGCTAGCCCTCATTCGGATTTGTCACGAATTTATGTAATCGAACCTTTTGCTCCGTCGAGAACAACCAAAAAAAGTGTGGAGGATTCGGTTTCTAATGGGGTGCCTTCCTACAATGTTTTTGTTGGTCCAACATCAGGTCGAGGTTTGGGCGTTATCAAAGGAGCTCGCTCTTCAAGAGCTAAATCGCATTGGGATGCATTAACTACTGTTGGTTCAATGACAAAATAGATTTTATGCCATTACCGAAACAAGTCAAACCTAATCTTCAATTAGTTCCTCCCAAAACCTTGATTGCTCGGAGGGAACAATTGAAAGAGTACATTACTAAAGATGGTACATATCTACCTAAGTCTGTTCTTCATGCTGATTTGGATAGAGGTATGTTAGATTTTGTTAAAGGTGATTTACAAGTTGTGACGGCTGGAAAAATAGTACCAATGGTTGATATTATAATCACAACTCAGAATTGGGCACAATATTTAGAAACTTGGAAATTTATTGATTTGGATTACAATCCATCACCACCTTTCGTTACTGTGGTTAGGTCTCCTGAGGTCAAATATGGAACAAACCCGGCTCTAAAATATAATATACCAAACAGGAAACAATTCTATTATGCTTCTGTTCCGACTTGGAATGGAAACATGCAGGGTATGGATATCTATACAATTCCACAACCTGTTCCTGTCGATATAAATTATAGTGTGAAAATTATCTGTAATCGTATGAGGGAGTTGAATCAGTTGAATAAAATTGTTCTTCAAAAATTTTCCTCGAGACAAGCTTATACTTTTATTAAGGGTCAATACGTTCCCATAATTTTGAACAATATAAGTGATGAATCTCAAATGAATATGGACGCCAGAAAATATTATGTTCAAAGTTATGATTTCACAATGTTGGGCTATTTGATTGATGAGGATGAGTTCGAGGTAAAACCTGCGGTGTCTAGAGTAACGGAATTAGTTGAGGTCGATAATACTACTAGAAAAAAGAAAATAGAAATTTTTCCCAAGAACCCAGACGAGTTTCCTCAAAACTTCAGATTTTTAACTGGAACTACAGCTTTGACAACATCGATGGAATTTACAGCAGATATGAACGTAGTATCAACAACAAACGTTAATACTTATGATGTTTTCATTAATGGTGATTATTACGGTGTTGATGTTCCTTTAATTCAAATAACAACCAATGATGTACTCAAACTAGAAGTTACCAAAACAGACCCAACAAAGGAATCCAATATATTTTTCGATAACATATTATATGGAGATGCAATAGCACCGAATTATACAACTAAAGCTGTACCAACCCCTTATACCTTGGGTGTTTTATCTGGTTCTACTTTCCAAATCGGCGGGGGTTTAAAATATGTTCCAAACCAAGATGTTAGGATTTATCACAACGAGTCAGCTAATCAAGTTTCTAAAGTTGTTTCCTACAATGTTGGTTCTGGCGTTTTTGTTTTCTCAGGTGCCTCCCAAGTTGTTGGGTCGGGTACTTATTGGAGTTGGAATGTTATTTAGTTTTCTCCGTAAATGTCCTTTTTTTCTTGACACTTTTCAAGTATCAAATTTTCTAAAAATTTATATATTTTAATTCCCCTTTTATCGCAGTATTTTTTTAGAATTTCATGTACTGCAGGGTCAATTTTTATATTCTTAATTTCTTTCTTAGTTCTCATGGTAGAAAAAAGGCAGAATTAATTCTCACCGTTTATAAATAGATATTCGAAAGTCAAGTTTTTTCATCTTAATATGAATATTTATCAATAAAATAAATCTTAGGATAAATTAATTTATAATAATGGCAACAGCACAAGCAAATCAGAAAGTTTTCGTTTCCCCAGGTGTTTATACCTCTGAAACAGACTTGTCTTTCGTAGCCCAAAGTGTCGGTGTAACGACCTTAGGATTAGTGGGAGAATCAATAAAAGGGCCGGCTTTTGAGCCTGTGTTCATCACAAACTACGATGAGTTCCAAACATATTTCGGAGGAACAATTCCTGAAAAGTTTGTTAATACACAAATCCCAAAGTACGAAGCGGCGTATATTGCCAAGTCGTACTTACAACAATCAAACCAAATGTTCTTCACAAGAATTTTGGGTTTGTCGGGTTTTGACGCGGGTCCATCTTGGTCTATAAAGGTAATTGCTAATGTTGACCCAACAACTGTTGGTGTAGTAGGTTCAACAGGTGTATGGACCGCTAACTTCTCAGGTTCTACAGGTGGTACTATCACATTTATTGGTGGGGCTTTTCCTGGACCTGTCAATGTTGATTTGAATAATCAATACACATTGTTCAACGGTAGCACTTCTTCATATTCTAGTGACTTCCAAACTTACCTCGGTAATGTTTTGGAGAATCCCTCTTTGTCGGCAACAACTTCAATTTTTTATGGTCCGGCAACAACGACATCATATCAAAACATTGTGAGTGTTTATAACGCAACAACAAATGTTTTCGGTGTAGATAGTTTAGATATTGCTTCAAACGACTTATCTGCGTCAAACAACGATTCTTGGTTCTATGCTGCTTTTGATTTGACAACAGGAAACAACTACTCAGGTTATTCGTACAACTATGTTGTAAGTAATTTGGTTAATTTAGGTTCTTCTGTTTTTTCAGGTACAATATCAGGAAACATTTACACCTACTCAGGCACCGCATATCCAGAATATAATAATATGGTAGTTGCAACTCTACGTTCAAGAGGTATATCATTATATACCAATAGCTCAGCGAGTCAAAACCATGGACCAATATATGAAGTGACAGGACTCACAGATGTACAATTAGTATGTACAGGTCAATACTCAGGTGTGACAAAAAATCCTTTTGGTACCTTCTTGATTTCGGGAGTTACAAAAGACGCAACTACTTTCAGTTTTGAAACTTCTTTATTAGCTTCATCATCAAAATATATTGCTAAGGTTTTAGGTTTTGATAATTTTGGAAAATCAAGAACTGAGGTTCCTCTTTTCGTTGAGGAAATTTACCCAAGCTCTTTGAATTATGCTTATAATCAAAGTTATATTAGAGGTTTAAATTGTACTTTGATTGGTTTACCTCAAGCTCGTCCTATTGCGGGTAATGCGGCTTCAAATTCTATTGCTTGGAAGTTAGAACAATATCAATCTCCTAAGACACCTTATTTGGTTTCAGAATTAAGAGGAAATAGAGTTTATGATTTGTTCAGATTCATTTCTATTTCAGATGGAGATGCTGCAAATACAGAAGTAAAAGTTTCGATTGCTAATATTTCATTTAATAATATGACTTTTGATGTGTTAGTTAGAAGTTTCTATGATACAGATGCAAATCCAGTGGTTTTAGAAAAATTTACCAACTGTACTTTAGACCCGGCAACTAATAGTTTCATTGGAGTCAAAATTGGTACTCAAGACGGGGAATATGCTTTAGTTTCAAAGTATATAATGGTGGAGATGGCTGATGGTGCTCCAATCGACGCTGTCCCTTGTGGTTTCTATGGTTATGTACAGAGAGAATATGATAGTCCTGTAAATCCTTCACCTTATATAATTTATAAAACAAAATATAATTTCCCTGGTGAAGTGATATATAACCCTCCATTTGGGGCTCCTTCTGGTGGTGATAACCTTACGGTAACTTCAGGGGATGTTGTTAGAAGAACTTATTTAGGATTTTCTACCTTTTATGGAATTGATGATTCTTTCTTGTCATACAAGGGAAAACAAAATCCACAAACAAATTGGGCAACTGCAACAGACTCATTCCAATGGAATGTCTTAAGTAAAGGTTTCCACATGGACTCAGGTGCTACCGTTGTATCAATTAGTAATAACTTTGTTACAAGTGGAACACCAGCTTTTGAATGTGGTGTAGCTGATTTTAGAAATGACCCCGCAACACAAGAAAACCCTTACTATTTCATTTACGCGAGAAAATACACGGTATGTTTTGCTGGTGGTTTTGATGGCTGGGATATTTACAGAGAGTTTAGAACAAATAAAGATGACTTCCAACTCGGAGCTCCTGGATTTCTAGCTGGTTTTCAGGCTGATGGTAGATATCCAAGTGCTACTGGTCAGGGTTTATTTAAAAGGATTACTGTTCAGAACAATAGAGCAGATTTTGCTAATACTGACTACTACGCATATCTATTGGGTATATTAACTTATGCAAATCCTGAATCCACAAATATCAATGTATTTGCAACCTCTTCAATTGATTATGTTAATAACTCAAACTTAGTAGAAGCTGCAATTGACATGGTTCAGTTCTCAAGAGCTGACTCTGTGTATATCGCAACAACACCAGACTACAACATGTATGTTCCAGATTCAACTGATTCCCAGTTAATTATTTATCCTCAGGAAGCTGTTGATAATTTGGATATAACGGGTATCGATTCGAACTATACGGCAACATATTATCCATGGATTTTAGTTAGAGATACCGTAAATAACACACAAATTTATTTACCACCTACGGGTGAAGTTTGTAGAAACTTAGCACTAACAGATAATATCGCTTTCCCTTGGTTCGCATCGGCTGGTTACACGAGAGGTTTAGTAAATTCTATTAAAGCAAGGGTAAAACTTACTCAAGAAGATAGAGACACCCTTTATCAGGGAAGAATCAACCCAATCGCTACATTCTCTGATGTTGGTACTGTAATTTGGGGCAATAAAACTTTACAAGTTGCAGATACCGCTCTTAACAGATTGAACGTTAGAAGATTATTACTTCAAGCTCGTAAGTTGATTTCAGCTGTTGCGGTAAGATTGTTGTTTGAACAAAACGACCAAATAGTAAGACAACAGTTCTTAGACAGTGTGAATCCAATTTTGGACTCAATCAGAAGAGATAGAGGTCTTTATGATTTCAGAGTAACTGTTTCTTCATCCCCTGAAGATTTGGATAGAAATACCTTAACAGGTAAAATTTATCTGAAACCAACAAAGGCTTTGGAATTTATCGATATCGAATTCTTCATCACACCAACAGGTGCTTCGTTTGAAAATATCTAAAATATATAAAGAAAAACTAAACCCCCTCTAATAGGGGGTTTTTTATTTATAATACTATTTATTACAAAAAAGAATCGGTGAAAAAAATAAAAATATTAGAAGGTTTTAAAGGTGATACAAGTCCCACAATGAAATATTATGCATTCGATTGGGATGACAACATCGTTCATATGCCGACAAAAATTATGTTGCGAAGTGATTCGGGTAATGATGTTGGAATGAGTACCGAGGATTTTGCTGAATACAGAACTCAAGTAGGAAAAGAACCTTTCGATTATAAAGGTCAGACTATTGTTGGTTTTGCTGACAAACCATTTAGATTTTTCAAAACGGAAGGAGACAAACAATTTTTGATTGACAGTATGAAAGCTAAGGTTGGTCCCGCTTTCAATGATTTCAAAGAGGCAATAGAAAACGGTTCAATTTTTGCTATCATTACTGCAAGGGGACATAATCCTAACACAATTAAAGAAGCGATTTATAATTATATCATTTCGGGTTTTAACGGAATAGACAAAGACAGTCTTATTAAAAATTTAAAAAAATATAGAAGTTTTGTAGATGAAGAAGACATGAGTGATGAAGACCTTATAAAGTCTTACTTATCTCTGAACAAATATAATCCTGTAACCTTCGGGGACGAAAAAAATGCCGTAAATCCCGAAGAGGCTAAAATCATGGCTATGGATGAATTTGTGGAATATATTAAAGCAATGGCTGCGGTTTTGAACAAGAAAGCATATCTCAAAAAAGACATGGGAAATAAATTTTCTCCTATTAAGCCTCAAATAGGGTTTTCAGATGATGATATAAGAAACGTAGAATCTATGAAAAAACATTTTGAAAACAAACCAGATAACATAGTAAAAACTTATTCTACTGCTGGAGGAATTAAGAAAGAATATAAATAGAGAATATGGTTAGAGTAAAAAAAGTAAAGTCGAAAATTTTTACACAACACTATATTTATATCATATAAACACTGAAAACAAAATTTTAATAATATGGCTGATTTACTAATGAAAATGCCGATACCCTATGAACCGAAACGACAGAATCGATTCATTCTGAGATTTCCATCTTCTTTGGGTATTAATGAATGGTTTGTAGAATCAACTGCTAGACCAACAATTGACATCTCCCCAACAGAAATTCAATTTCTTAATACATCCACATATGTGGCAGGAAGATTTACATGGGGTACAATTCCTGTAAAATTTAGAGACCCAATAGGTCCTTCAGCAGCTCAAGCTCTTATGGAGTGGGTTCGTCTCCATGCGGAGTCAGTAACAGGTCGTATGGGTTATGCTGCGGGTTACAAGAGAGACGTGGATTTGGAAATGTTGGACCCAACAGGAGTGGTAGTTGAAAAATGGATTTTGTACGGTGTTTTCTTGACTCAAGTGAACTTCGGAACACTCGGATATGGAACTGACGGTTTGGCGGATATTTCGGCAACAATGAGACCCGACCGTTGTGTGTTAGTTTACTAATACTCTTTATAAAAAATCAATACTTTTTATATTTAACCGTAAAGACATAAACTTTACGGTTATTTTTTTATTATGGACGAACAAACAAGAGAATACGCACAAGCAAACTTAACCTTACCACATGACGTGGTACAGTTACCATCTAAGGGAATTTTTTATAAAAATAAAAAAAAGGCAATCAAGGTAGGATACCTAACCGCAAATGATGAAAATATTTTGTTGGGTAGTTCTGATGATATTACTTTAACTCTTTTAAGAAACAAAATTTATGAACCCGATGTTAAAGTTGAAGATTTAATAGAAGGGGACGTTGAGGCCATATTAATCTTTTTGAGAAATACTTCATTTGGGCCTGAGATGGAGGTCACGGTAACTGACCCCTCTACACAGAAACCATTCACAACAAAAGTAATTTTGGACACACTCTCAATATCATCAGGACAAGAACCTGACGAAGATGGAACATTTACTACCGTCCTTCCGAAAACAGGTTCAAAAGTTAAATTAAAACCATTAACATACGGTGAAATAAATGAAATCGCCAGAATGGTTGACAATTATCCTAAGGGAAGAACCGCACCGAGAGTTACATGGAGACTACAAAAACAAATTGTCGAGATAGACGGGAATGCAGACAAACTAGAAATTTCCCAATTTATAGAACAAATGCCAATTATGGATTCAAAATATATAAGAAATTTTATGAACGCAAACGAACCAAGATTGGATATGACTAAAGAAATACAAGCCCCATCAGGAGAAAGACTACGAGTTAATGTAGGATTTGGGGTTGAGTTTTTTCGCCCTTTCTTCTGATTATAGGAAAGGACAGTTGGACGAATTTTATTATCTCAACACAATATTGAACATCTCTTATCAAGATTTTCTCATTATGCCTATATTCATCAGAAAATATCTATTGGATAAATGGATAGAGCTGAAATCCAATGAAAAATAAATAATACTCTATTTATTTAACAAAGAGAGAGAATGGCAGGCGGTACTGACCCAACACAACCACCCGCAGGTGGAACAACCGACTTAGGAACGTTGGATACAATGTTAAGGGAACTGAATAAAGAAATCACAAAGTTCTCATTAGCAAATTTTGCAAAAAATTCTATCAACGAAATTTTATCTGTACAAAAAAGTATAGATGGTCTTAACGCAGCCCTCTTGGGTACAAGAACAAGACTAACCGAAATGGGAAAAGCGATTACGGACGCAATGCCAGGAATCGCAGCATTAGGTGGTGATTTAAAAGACGCACAAACAACATTAGCTGAAATTGCTTCAGGGTCAAGAAGAAATGTGATTGCGACTAGAAAAGATGTTGAGGAGTTGTACTCGGTTGGAAAACTGACAGGAAAAAATGTTGTTGATATTGTGGATTCGTTTGGTAAAGTTGGAATGAGTTACAAAAAAATAGGTGAGAATGTTGCAGGTACAATAAATACGGCAAATTCCTTGGGGGTTAATGCTAGAACTGTAATGTCATCAGTTTTGGACAATACAGAAAAGTTACAAAGGTTCAATTTTGAAAACGGAGTACAAGGGCTTTCAAGAATGGCCGCTCAGGCGTCGATGTTGAGATTCGATATGAATGAAACATTCAAGTTAGCGGACGACGTGTTAGACCCAGAAAGAGCGGTCGAAGTTGCGTCAGCTTTCCAAAGATTAGGAGTATCAGCTGGAAATCTTGTAGACCCCTTCCAATTGATGAACCAATCTATCAACGACCCATCGGGATTACAAGATAGTTTAATCAATATAGGAAAACAATTCACATATTTTGACGAAAAAACTAAATCATACAAAATCAATCCACAAGGTATTCTCACCCTAAAAGAAATAGGAAAACAAACAGGTGTTAGTGCAGATGAGTTGAGAAAGGCAGCACTTTCAGCTGCAGACTTTGATGAGAGATTATCTGCAGTCAGTAAAGCTGATTTATTTCCTGAGGTAACTGAAGATGATAAAAAATTATTGGCTAATATGGCCAGAATGGGTGATACGCCAGGTTCATATGAAATAAGTGTTGGTGGAGAATATAAAGAAATTAGCCAATTAAACTCACAACAATTAAAACAACTTGTTGAAGAACAAAAAAAAGGACCCAAAACTGTTGAGGAAATTCAAAAAAGTACTTTAGAAATTGATAAATCACTCTTAGCTAATGCAAAAGAAATAAATGCTAAATTATCTAAGACTCTTTTTTTCAGTGACAAATCATTACAAAATTCTTTAGATTTTACTAAAGGAATCCGAGAGGCAGGTAAAGAAAGTGCTGGAAGAGCAATGGCTCCCGACTTTGAAAAAGATTTGAGAGAAAAACAAGCTGAAAGGGCTCGAGCAAAAACCGCAGGAGATACAGAAAAGGTAAAAAGGCTAGACAAAGAAATAACCGACATGATACAGAGAGATATGAGGTTGGCCATGAAAGCTTTTCAAGACGGGATTGGTAAGAGTGGGGATGTTGTCGGAAGTGAAGTTGGTAAGACATTAAACAATATATTGACGCCAGCTTTTGATGTTGCTTTTGGTAGGTCCGCAAGTATGACAGAGGCAGGAACAGCGGGAGCAACACCCATCGGTGGAACAAGAACACCAATAAATGCACCATCGAATCAAATCAACCCTGAATGGATATACGGAACCTCACAAAGAGTTCAGCAAATGAACAACCAAAACCAATCAAACCAACAACAGACTCCAATCGATGTAAGTAATATACCAACACTGCCAAAAAGAATAGATGTTTATTTCAACAAACCAGCAAACGTTGATTTTTCAAGTATTGAAGAAGCATTGAGTAGCGGAATTCTCAAAATAGAAGAAGCGACATTTACCGCAGTAGAAAAAACAGCAAAAAGATTAGGTAAGCAAAGTCGTCTTTAAAAATTCAATTCGTTCTATTTATAAGAAAAACATTTGATGGCAGATAGTCCTTTAGATTTTGTCAATTCTGATTTTTTCAGAAAAAAAATGACTACGAGAAATTTGAAGCCTTACGTAAAGTCGCCACGTAAGACTTCAGGGCCAATCAACTATGAAGTAATTCAAGGTGATATTGCTGTCCAAGATAGTCCAGACCAACTTATAGATGACCCAAGTTTTGCTAATCGTCTTTACCCTTTGAATGAATGGGGTGCTGAAGGAGGTTTTAAACAAGTTCCTGACCCAACCGCCCTTTTGAATACAAAATCAAATCGTGGTGAATACGGACCAGGACAACAAGATGCAAAAATTTTAGACCAAGCTTTACCTGAGTCAAAAAAATGGAAAAAGGTAAATGTCTATGGTAATGCGACAAATGAACTTTTGGATAGTGGGACATTTATTACACAATTAGATACTCCTGAATATGGTGTTGGAATATATAACAACCAACCATATTATACATTTGTTCCTTCAACATATGCCCCTGTAAATATTTTATTAAATAAAGACCCACAGGGAAGTAATGGGTTACTAAGTCAAGACTCCTATATTGCTAAATTAGGTGCGAGCATTCTTAGAAAAGAATTTGAAACGAGGATTGCTACAAGAATTAAACAAGAAACACTTGGTAGAATAAACGCATTTAATGTAAGGTCAGGAACCGACGTTTTGGGTTTAGTAACTGGTAGGATACCAATCATCGAACCAAACTACCAAATCACAGTCCCTGCAAATCCCGTTTTAGCCGCGTCGGATTTTATCCTCAGGTTGGCTGGAAGTATAATCCCAACTTCGACAATACCTGGTTCTTACTTTGACCCAAGTATTAACTCTGGAATGCCAACGACAATTCAACAATTGTCAAATGCCTACAGAAGACAAACCGCAACAGGTTTAGCCAATACATTCACAAGGTTATTAGGTGCCCCAAAATCTGGGTCTCAATTGTTTCTGAACAACACAGGTGGTGGTCAAAAATCAAGATTGTTTGGTAACTTAAATTACAACAAATATAAACCTGATTATGATAGGAGTATTTTTGACAGGGTAGGAGGTCAGCTTGTAGGAACAATTCAAAATAATAGTAACTTCTACGTAGGTTCAGTAACATCAGACCCCTCAAGAATATTCAGTCCAGGTGGAGATATTCCAATCAACCAGTTTGGACAAGAAGAACAAACCCCTGTTTATGGTCCTTCAGAATTAGCATCTCTCTATGAGGGAAATAGTAAAGAAATTAAGTTAGGAGCAAACGGGCCAACATATTCGGATGGAGGTGGAATAGAAGGGGGACTTACTTGGGTATCACCAAAATACAAAGGTAATGCCGGTAAAAAAGTAGGTATTGGTGGAGAGGTGACTGACCAAGACCAGGATTTCAAACCATCATCATATAACAAAACAGAATCCACAGGTGTTGATTTCAGAAGAGGTTCAATACTAGATAACACACAAAGAATTATCAATAGCCAACCTCAAGGAGGTAGAAGATTACAGCACGTAGGAAATGCAATCGACCAAGTCAGCAAAGTCTTCAACGACGGATACAATGAAATGACAAAAGGTTCAAGGGTTATCAGATACGTTGGTTCGATAGGACAAGAAGTAGGTAGTGAGTACTGTCGAGTTTTTGCAAAAGATATCCCCTACCTGCAATATAACGATTTACAAAAAACAGATGGTATGACAACCCAAGGGAGAAAATTTGCATATTCTGTCTTGGATAAAACATACAACCTTAACATGTACCCAAACAAAAGAGAGGGAGGTCAAGATTCAACCAATTTGGTTTTGGACACGGCTAACAATGTGTCTTATGCAAAAAAATATATGTTTTCATTGGAGAACTTAGCTTGGAGAACTTCAGCAACACCTGGTTTGAATGTTTCTGAATTAGCAATTTGTGAAAGGGGACCCAATGGAGGAAGAGTAATGTGGTTCCCTCCTTATGGTTTGGCATTTAGTGAGAGCGTGTCTGCAAACTGGAATCCAACAAATTTTTTAGGTCGTCCTGAGCCAGTCTATACTTACACAAACACACAAAGGTCAGGAACTTTACAATGGAAAATTGTTGTGGACCATCCGTCAATTCTCAATATGATTGTAAATAAAGTTCTGAACAATGAAAACAACAAAGAAAAAATTAATAGTATGATTGATGCTTTCTTTGCTGGATGTTTAAAATACGATTTATATGAATTGGCGAAGAAATATTACACGGTTACACCTGGCGAGTTGAACCAATTACAACAGTTGATTAATGGTAAGGAGTTAAGTAGGGAACAACTGGGTTTTGTAAGAGATACGGTTGCTACAGGGGCAAGAACAACTGGTAATCAATCACAAGTGGTCACAGACCCAAATCAATCCCAACCAACCGATACATTAAAACAATTTGTATCGATGGGGTTTTATTTTGATAATGCTTCGCCAAGCAGCGAACCAATTTCAAATTATTCGACTTACTATGGTCAATATGATTCAGCGGTTATCGGAGGTGGAAATAAAGGATATTCAGGTGAAACTCAAAAGAATTTTTTCAACAATGTTGTGAAGAAAAATTT